AATTCAACTTGGTCATCTGCACCCCAATCCATTTCTGCAAAGTCTACTTGAGTAATTTGTGCACCCTTAATAATCCACTCTTCAACCTTGTCACCTACTGGGCCAAGAACGTTGAGGGTTAAATCTTTCTTGTAGAATTCAAGATAGCCGTCACGGCCTGTTACTGATTCGTGGTGTAAACGAACCCATTCCATTACTGCTTGTGCGCCTGATGGAACAATTGGATCGTAAAGTGTCAATGACATTGTGCCCCACTTGGTTTTGCCCTTAACATAACGTTGAACGTTAATGTGGTCAAGTGCTTTTGCGTCTTGGGTTAACTTTGGACGATTGATTTTCTTTACGATGTATGAAGGAATACCATCCATATAAAGGATGAAGCGATTCTTCATTTTTGGTTCAAATGCTGTAAAGAATAGCTCTTGTTCTTGTACTAGGTTTGCCATGTATAATCTCCGAAAGGATATCTAGCTATAAATATTAAATTAGTTGAATTTGTGGAGGGAATTTTTTAGGTTCCCTCCACAGTTTCAGCTTACGCTGTTGGGAATGTAGCGCCCGTTGGAAGAACGTTGAAGTCAAGAATAATGAATTCAGCGGTCTTTGTCGGTTGTAGATAGAGTTGTCCATAGAGGATGTTTCTATCGATAATATCCGGTGTATTGTTGGTTTCATCCATAATAACACGGAATGCGTACAAACCAGAACGTTCTTGGACACTTGCCAAATATGGATTGACAATGTTTAAGAAACGGTTACGAGTGGATTCCACGTTTTGTTCGAATACGAGGTAACGTGAAACACTTGCAATATATTTCTTCACAGCGATTAACAAACGACGGACATTTACACGGTCAAGTGCTGATGGACGGCGTTGTAAGGTCTTTTGACCCCATACACAGATGCCTTGACCTGGGAACTGTGCGATTGGGTTTACCTTACCTTCGTACAATGTGTCACGAAGTGCTTGTGGAAGTCTTGCACGTACACCGACTGCACTTGCGATACCACCACGATTCAAACCAGCTGGTGCAAACCATTCTGCTGCAACGTTGTCGTTGTATGCATAAATTTCTGGAAGAATGACTGAAGGTGGAACCCAAAGCAATTTGTTTGTATTTACATCAATGACTCTTAACCAAGGATAGTAAGTTGCTGCATAGTTACTATCAATTTCTGCAGCCTTACCAGTTGCGTTTGCAATGGTCGAGTTCAATCCAACAGTATCCATCAAATAGAATGCATCACCACGTTCTTCACACAAACTTAATGCTTCGTTTGCGATATACGAATGATATTCGTAAATAACGCCTGGAAGTACAAGAAGGTTGAAGTCCCATTGGTCTTGATTACTGATAGCTTGGATAGCTTTCTTATATGCTACTGAACCATCGGTTGTTGAATTTGCTAAATTAAATCCTTGTGAATTTGAAGCAACAATGTCACCACCGAGATTAATATCACGTGCTGGATTTAATCCGTCAAATCCGCCTTGGAATGGAACAGAGAATTTACGATATGCGAGACTGTCATCATCATCAATATCAATAGTCTTTGATGTCAATCCATCTGGAACATCACTTAATGATTCAAGATTAAATGCTGAACCAACACTTACTGAGCCTGATGGAATTGGTGCAAGATATGATGGATTTGTACCTTCTGTGGTCATAAAGTTCCAACCATAGTAGTACTTCTTATCTACTGCATCAATTGAATATCCTTCCGTTGAACCACTCAACCAACGTGAAGTGACATAATCTGGTGATACTAATGCTGTTGAAGTTACACTTACTGGTGATTGTAGTGCCGCAAATCCATATGGTACTGCTGTTTTTGGAATTACTGCATCGCTCATTTCAACATATACATACTTTGAACGATTTGGGAAATCACCTTGATAATAACGTTCGTCAGTATTTGGATCGTCATATGGAGCACTATTACCAACAACACGTGCGATAAATTGTGGACTATCTGGATCCAATGTTACATTATCATATTGTTCAAGAACTTCAATACGTGCATCCGTATCATCATATGAACGAATCAACATAGTAAATGTTGCCCACTCATCTTCATCAGATGCTTTTTTCATATTCAAGAATGATACTTTAATTTCTTTATTTGATGCTACACCGTCACCCAATGTCCAGAATTTAAACAAGTCAATGTTATCACCACCAACTGTTTGTGATTGAATCCAAGGAGTTGATGCGTTACTGTATCGACCGTATACTGAACCAGAGAAGAACAATGCTGTACTTGAGGTTACTGCGGACATAGTGACTGCGGTTCCAACAGATGTTATTGCTTCTGGGAAGATTGCATACACATACGCACCCTTACTAGTTGCCGGTGTGTATCCAAAAAAATCACCTAGATATGCTGATGAACCTGCGTCGCCACTTAATCCACTTGCACTAATATCAGCTGCGGTTCCTGGAACGTTTACTGAAAGATTAAAACTTCCAGAATTTCCTAATATAGTAACATCTGAAATAGTGTTACCAGTACTACTTGGATGCAATACTGCAAACAATTTTTGACCAGTTGATCCACTTGCGTAGATTAATGCTGGTACAACTTCATCATTATCGTATCCGTTTAATCCAAGAACACGAACGATGGTTGCTACACCTGCTTCACGTAGATAATTTTTTACTGTTAATCCCGTATAGTGATTTGCGTCGGCTTCACCAAATTGGGTAACATACTCTTGTTGACTTCTAACGATAGTTGGAATAAATGCTGGACCTTTTGGTGTCGGTCCAATGAATGCACCCCCGATTTCACTAATACCTTGAGTCAAGAAACTCAAATCTCTTTCTCTAGTGAAAACGCCTGGTGACACAATGCGTTCTGCCATACGAATCCTCCAAATGGGTTATATTATACTGTTATTTCTCCGGTATTCAAATCGATGTTACCGGTACCATATTTTTCTTGCAACTTATTATAAATAACCTTTTCTCTTTCTTGGAAGTCCGTGAATTTTTGTTCTTCGTTTTTTATGTTATTTTCTACGGTTTCGATTTCTTTTTGTAACAACACTTTTGTAAGGTGCATTTCACCGATAGTAGAAGTAATAACATATAACGTGTCCCGTAAATCTTGTACTTCTTTCAACTCTTCTGGCGTGACCTTTTTCATATAGAATCCTTTTTAAAAATTATATACCTATCATAAATATATGAAATTTTTCTGAAACATTGATATTTTTTTATATGTCGTTTACGTCTGTCACGATTTCGGAATTGAATACAACTTTCTTTGCGGTGTAGTTTATACGGGATGTGCTGACTCTATTTCCATCACGGTTTAATGCCGATTCTGGAACGATGTATGCCTTAACGTCTATAGTACATCTGCTTCTTACAAGTCTGTCATTTGCATTTGGTAAATCATTTGTTTGGTCAAATTGATTGATTCTAGTTATAAATTTATAATTGTTATCTTCACCCCAATATTCATCACTTTCAAAAGATACGCTCTCTACTATTTTATTCATCTGTTCCATATACTCGGTCCATATGATGGTTTCATATGTAATATCGTAATAGTCGGGAACCATCACAGATTGAAATGTTTGCGATGGAGTGATTCCATTTAATGCCGTAAATTTATCGTATATATTACGAGAATTCCAACCAGTTTTAAACAGATATTCTTGATATTTGTTTACCGGTGAGTTCATACTATTTTTCTTTATGCTTGTACGCCGTATCATTATGATTGGCAACTGAATTTTACCATTCTTGTCACGGATGGCACCATCACGTTGTACAGACTTCCATCTTTCTGGATTTCCGTAAATAACAGGAACTTTAATTTGTTTACCGTCTTGTGTAACTACTGGAACTATTTTTGATTGTAGATATTTGATAATAGAAGTATCTACTGTCATCAGTCCTACTGACGTTGGTAGTATTTGTTCTTTTTCTTGTTTATTTTCTTCCCCACGACTTGTTCTGCTTCGTGTAGTTTTTAATGCTCTATTAAATCTTGGAATGCTCATATGTGCGTTTCCTCAATATTAATTGCACTACGACGAGTCAAGTGAGTTGTGCAAATAATTGAATGATCAAATTGTGGACGACTTGCTATCAATTGTACATCATTTACATTATCAATTTCATAAAAATTGTCATTATATCCAATAATATCACCAACTTCAGGAAACACATCAACATCTTGTAATAGTTTTTTAACAAATTTAAATTCGACAGTTTGTGTTGTATCAAATCCAAATCCTTCTGAAACTGCTTCAGTTTTAGGATATTGAACCAATCCATGTAATTGAATTCCACGGTATCTAGTTTTACTCGTAGATTCACCGTAAATGTTTACACTAGTAATTTCTGGAATTATTCTATACAACACGACCGGTACATCAACTACTTCAATTACTATTTCTTTGTTGATGTGTTGGAAGAACTGAAAGTCTCTTTCAGATACAAAGCGTGGCATTAACTATCTCTTAATAAATGTATATTGGCGTTGGGATGTGCTTGAATATTTGCTGCATAGCTTCGGCATTTTCCATACTCTTTTTTAATTGAGCTTGGTGTCCCGTTTGTTCCAACGTTTCACGAAGTTCTTCAACCAATCCCTTCTTTTCATCCGCAGCTTCTCTACGCAAAGTTTCACCATCTAATGTTATTTCAGCATCAGGAATAGGTATTCTTTGATACTTTGATCGTATATTACCTAATAATTCTTTTGCTGTTGCTAATGTGTATTTGTAAATCCACAAACGCCCAATACTATTAATGTTTTTGTATTGGATATTATCATATGGAATATTTGAAAAATCAGAAACAATAGAGTTTTCTGAGCCAGATTGATAGAGTGCATTTCCACTCATCTTATCATCTACAACCATATAATCAAACCACACAACAGAATTTACTTTAAAAACTGGTTGAAAATGAACAATATTATTTGCTATACTAAAGCTGTATTGACTTTTACGAATCATATCATTGATTTCAATTGCTTGAATACGGAGTAAATCTTCGTATGCCGGCATCATCACGAAGGTAACTGGTGGTGAGTATCCATCAAATCCAAATTCACTCATCAAGTTCGTTAAACCAAGACCCGTGGTTGCAAATGGGTCATAGTAACGTGCAATGGCTGGTGGCATGTAGTGATAGATACGACGAACTTCTATTGCTTTTCCAGTATCTTCTGGCAATACCCAATTTCGTAAATCATATGATTGAGTGTATGCTGATGCACTAATTGCTGCAGATTTAACTGATACATTACCACCACTTTCTGCTTCAGTTCCATATTGTGCTGATAATTTTACCAATTGTGGAATTGGTGTAGAAATAATATTACGTTGAGTAATTTCTGTAGACGTACTCATTCCTTGCAACGACAACATATGTTCTCGTGCATTAAATTGATTAACTTGATTACTATATGTCGTTATTGCTTCCTCAAAACATGCATAAATTTGTCTATGCGTTAACTCAACATCAACTACTGGGTATCCCAATCTGCGTGCTACGAATGTTGCAGCTTTTGGTGCTTCAATTTGAAATTGAGGATCGTTATCATAGAAACCAAATGGAGTTAATCCATATGGGTTTACAGGTCTTTCTTCAAACGTAATTGGTTCACGATTTTGCATGTGTCTCCCCAAATAGATACAGATATAAATATCAAATACTGTTTGATAACTTGTGTTATAGGCATAAAAATGGGAACCATTTCTGGTTCCCATTTTACTACAATCAAAAGTTTATTAAACTCTTGAGAGCTTGTCGAGGTAGATCTTACCGAAGAATTCCGGACGAACAATCTTCTTCGCGTAACGGGTCATTACGCCGCGACGTGGTGTGAAGTTGTTTGGATCATAGACAAGTGGGGTCATAATTAATGGAATGTATGGTGCATATACTGCGCCAGTTTCCAAGAATTGTGAACCACGGAAGCCCATCAACATTACGTTTTCCTTCATGTATGGGTTCTTGTATACGGTGAAACGGTTAGCGAATGAACCAATCTTGGTTACACCAGCTGCGAATTCCATCTTGTCACCATCGGTACCAGCTTGGAAGCCAGGAATGGTTTCAAGAATTGTTGCTGCGGTTGGCGAAACAACTGCGAAGTTTGCACCACCACGCATTGTTGCTTGGTGAATCTTGTTTGATACTTTTTGCATCTTTTGACCAAGTGTTTGGTACCAGGTCATATTGGTCCATGCAGTTCCTTGGAAAGAGTTAGCTGCAAAGGTTGAACCGTTCCATACAGTACCAATTTCTGCTGACCAGTATTCGGTGTTAGCTGCTGGTG